AAATTACAATCATCTAAAAAAACACCCAGCTCCGCCTTTGCAAGACGCTGGGTATTCAAATTAACATGAATAGAAAAGACGCCAGAGACTGGTTCACCATCGATTAGAATACGGGTATGCCCTGGATCGTCGTAGTAGACTTCGAGTTTTTTACATTTGAGGATGAGTTGTTCCGGGAAAACATCAATATTCCCCTTTCGTAGCTGTCTTAATTTAATTTGAGCTTCGTTAATAAGGTCTGCCATTGAATTTCTCGGCCTCCGTTTTCTGTAAATATTATCAAGCAATTTCCCTGGTCAATTCGGCCCCCATTGCGAGAATTTTGATCTTAGCTACCGCAAGGTCGCCAACCGCACCGGCAGCAACGGGGGAATAACCGTCAAGGTATCCTGCTGTGCTTTCATAATGAGGATGACTTGCGGCTGCGGCTTCTCCAGTCGGCCCAATGTCAATAGCCCCAACATTACAATCCGCAGCGAGGATAGCATAGAGGTCTTCGTCAAGCTGATCGTCAGCATAGTCCTGAAAGATTTCAATATCCAACGACCAATCCTGCAACCCCACCTTTCTACTCTTCGCCGTGTGACCCATGCCGGTGTTATCCTTCACTTCGGGGTTGTAATTGACTGCTACACTCTTCACCCCGTTTGCTGGGATGGTAATTGAACCAAGAACAACTGTTACGTTTGATAAGATTTCTCCAGCCATTTCTTTTACCTCCTATGAAGTTAGATTGTTAAAGTCAACTTATCGGGAGCATATCGCTCCAACATTTCAATCCAATATGGAACCAAATCTTCAACTCGTTGTCCGTTTGGATGATTACCCAACCATAATTCAAGATTTTTTATTCGATTGTCTTCTCTAATACCATTTCGATGATGGATTTTTTCATTTTCTAATAATGACCTTCCCAAATACTCTGACATGATAAAAATATGTTCGCCAATGTAACCTTTTCCATCAGAATTTGGATGGTCTGGTTTATAAATCCTGATATATCCGCACGAATCTTTATGTCTTCCGCCTTTCCAGACGGAACTTTTATTACCAAGGTTTTTTCTATTACGTTCAGCTGCACCTTCCTTTTGTAGACACCCGCAACTCTTGGAATATCCCCCTCGCAAGCTATTCATATTAATTGTCTTCTCTTTTCCACAATCGCAAAGGCATTTCCAAAGACTATTTCCACCCTTATCTCTCCCTGCCATATTCACGACGGTGAGCCTCCCGAACCTTTTTCCCGTCAAATCAATAAATCTACTCATAATATCCCCGCAAAGACTACAAATTCAAAGCTTGGCTCAACACCGGCTACGGTCCAGCTTATGCGCCACCATGTATCAACTTGTCCACCAGCGGGAGTATAAGTCTTCCATTCGTAGGTTCCGCCGCCACCTGCTCCCAAATTAACCTGAGTAAAGGCAATCCTCGTTTGAGGATCGTCAGTAAAGGCTTCGAGACTATCACTCTCGATAATCACGTCTAATGTATCGCTTGGAGAAGCAGACATAACATGAAGAGCGGCAAACATGGTCTGCCCATCAGATATGGCTCCCAACTCCAAAGCCGTCCCACTTCCATTAGCTATTCTTGCCGTCCCGCCATTCTCCAGGATATATCCCCTGATTAATTTTTGCCCTACGTTCTCTGCCTTGACGTTAAACTTCAACATATCCCCGACCATTCCTTCCAATTTGTACTCAGTATTTCTGGAAAGAAAGGAATACGCCGGGCCTCCCACTGTTGGCTCGGGAGCAACGGTCATTGGAACATTAGTGAGGATAAAATTTGAGAAATATAAATCCGTACTGGCTGATTTAAAGAATCCAGCCAGGGCAGCGGTGATAAGAGGGAGACCTTTCTTTCTACTTTTTGCTGTGCAGCCAAAAGTGGTGTTGGGAAGGGCATCAGGCTTGTCATCGATAGCGATAGCATTTAAATTGCCTCCCATATCATACTTACCAGCCCATAACTTACAATTACTGAGAATTATCTGTCCCATCTTTATTCTCCTAAGTGTGAAAGATCGTATAGTCCTGTATACACTGGTAGACCTCAGTTTCCGGCTCGAAGTCATCCATCTCATTATTAAAAAGTGAGTCTTGAATAATCACGCTCCCATAAGTTCCCTTCCATCTCGAAAGCACCGCCCTTACTGCATCTGTCACCGCTCTCATTAAGGAAACAGAGGCGGCAAGAATAGACACCTGCAAGCGTGTCTCCATCAAAGCGATGTCTCCTCCCATTCCATGATTGTGGAGATTTGAAACCCTAAAGAAAGTAACGGCGGGGAGATCAACCTCTTGGGGAAGCATTAAAGGATAGATGCGGGTTGATATCAATCCCGTCAGGGTTGCATTCCCGCTCAACGCTGAATAAACTGCTTCGTCAATCTCAGTAATCATAATTGACTCGTTACCTCGAGTTCGATTCGGCTTCCCAATTCACTCCCAACTTTCTCCAGCGCCCTCTCCTTTGTCGTATCGAGAGCGGGTCTTAGCCAGGGTCGGGGGGCGATTCGCCACATCCCTCCAACCCTCCGGGACATTCTCTCCCTTATTTTCGCTGTATGCTTCAACCCCTGCATCGCCTTGTTGGATATCACCGTTCCGGTTTCGAAAAACTTCAAGTACCATTTTTTCCCCGATGGTCCAACCCTACATATCACCGTTGAATAGTGCTGGGAGGTTTGAATGCTGGTTGTTTTTCCCGCGTGTTTGATTTTAACTTTAGAACGAATAAGACGGTCCGCCTCGGTTGCAATTATTTTTGCCCCTTCAACACAAGATTGCCGGAGAATCTTCTTTGCCACCTTCTCCGGAAGAGCATGAAGCCTGCGGTCGAGTTCGTCAAAACCTGTCAACTTAATGTCCTCAACCATCGATTATTCCCTTTATGATTTAGAGGAGACACCTTTAATCTTACTCACCTCTCTCAATCCAAAAAAGAAACCAATAATTGAAAGAAGGATAATCCATTGCCAATCTACCAATTCGATTGGTGCCAACTCTATCTTCAAAAACTGCCCGAGATGCTTATAAATAACAGTATAGAAAAATACCGTTAATGCCCCAAAACCACCATAGGGGCGGATGACACCATTAAAAACACGTGTCACCCAGGGAGCTTTTTCAGCCTCAATCTTTGCCAACGCTCTTGCATCAATTTGATCATCGATGGTTTTCTCCCACATGGTAAAATCCATCTTCCCAAATTCAAGAGCTACCTCAGCTTTGAGTTTTTCCTTGTCCGTCTCATTCATTTTGTCGCCGGCGATTTTGTCGATGACATTATCAATGGTTCCAAATAAACCTTTTGCAATATCACCAATCACCGGCAACGCCAACAATGCCGCTAATCCCATTCTATCTCCCTCCTAAAGCCTTGATTTGGCTTTGGCGATAAGGGCCTCCAACTGATCCTTCGCCATTTTATCGATGTTAAAATACTTCGGGTTATTCCTCATTACGAAAAAAGAAACTACCCAACCCACAATAAAAAATACAATAGCCGTAATCGGATACCACATGATATCACCTCCCTTCTTTCATCATTTGAGATAATTCCTTCGCTCTATTTCCAACCTGGCCAGCCCATTTTGATTGAAGCATTTGCTGAGAGGCTATTTCATATTCACCGGATTTAATCGATCTCAGGGTATTCTCGAAACCAAGCAAACGGGATATCCCAAGATTAAAACACATATCGATCAAAACCATCTGTCTTGTTTCGTCGAGATCGATCCACCAGGAAAGATGATGGTTGAGATCGTGAATAGATCTATCGATATCATTCGAAAGCATCATCTCGGCTTCATCTTTTGAAATACCCACATCGTCAAGATTTCTGCCCACGCCTATGGTAAGCTTCCCGACAGAATCCAGATAAGGTTTAAGCCGAATTCCCTCATGTTTTTTTAGCAGATTTATTAATTTTTCCTTGTTCATCCTTCAGCCAATCCTCCAATTTATTTAGATCCTTTAGCTGTCGAATACCCCAGGTGACTATTCTTTTACATCCGGCCTTCGCCGCAATGACATTGTTGATTCGA